TCTGGCGTGGCGATCAGGAACAGCACCCGGGCGATGGTGACGTGCGCCCCGTCCAGCGCCGTCTGGGAGGAACGGACCTCAGCGCGAGCGGCGACCAGCGCGTCCGTCAGGGACTGAACCTGCGCCTCACCTGCGGCGATGGTCTCGGGGGCGGTGACGGCCGTGGACCGGGCCGACGTCAGGAGCGAGAGCGCCACGGCCTGCTCCTCCGTGCTCAGCGCACCCGTTCCCCTGTACAGGGACGACAGGACCTGGGCGGGGGACGGGGCCTTGACCTCCGCCGACTTCGACGCCGACGCCGACGAAACGACACCCGTCTCGGTGCTCACGGTGGTGTCCTGGGTGGTGGTGGTGGCGCTCATGGTGGGTGGTTCCTCTCGGGTGTGTCGGCCCGTGTTGGCCTGACAACAAGAAGTAGAACACCAATGCACCACCTCTGTCAACTTGCAGGTGAGGGTGAGATTCAGCACCGCTGAACCCGTGACCCTCAGCCCCCTGACACTCGAACCGTCAACTATCAGGGTCCTGACACCCCCCCCACCTAGGCGGACTCAGACGACCGCGCATGTGCACGACGCTGCCCGGCCTTGCGGTCATGTCCTGCCGGGGGAGGAATCTGGGTACGGAAACGTTCTCGTACCCGGTTATGGGGTCGGATCAGGGGTTGTCGTGTACGAAAACCGGGGTTCGGGGGGTCTGACGCGGGTTTCTGTGTACGGATACAGGGTTTCCGTGTACGCTAACTTTCGGGACGTGGCGAACGGGCTGCGCCCGAGACGAGAGGAGAACGAGATGGCGAGGAGCGACGGAGGGATGACGGGGCCGCTCGGCAGGGGGGGCTGGATCGAACCCGAGGAGCGGGCCGCGGCGGACCAGGTGCGCGAGCGGCGGCTGAACGACGTCGGGCCGGTGGCTGACCGACTCACGAAGGACCACGGGGCGGACGAGCGAGCCGCGGGACGCCAGGCGCTGGAGGACGCGCTCAGGGCCCTGAACCCGCCGACCGTGCCGCAGCGGCGCATCCACCCCGGGAAGCCCGGTGACGTGTGGATGAAGTGGCCCGACGGCAGGATCGGGTGGGGCAAGGTCGACGACGCGCTGAAGGCGGCTCGGGAGCGGGACTTCACCGCGAACCTGGTCGAGGCGCTGCGGCGCACGGAGATCAACGGCGTCGTCGAGCACGTCCCCGGCACGACGGTTCCCTCAGCGAAGGAGTCGCGTCCGATGGACCCGATCGAGCCGGGCAGGGAGAACGACGCGGCGCGGGACAAGACCGACGACGCGCGGTGGCTGGAGCGCAAGGCCAGCGCTGAGCGCATCCGCGCCGCCTACCTCGACGAGTGGGCGGCGATCTCGACAGCCCAGGCCTGGGCGCAGATCAACCTCCCGCCCCAGGACCGCATCGAGATCCGCGACTGCTGGTTCGCCGGAGGCCGCGCCCCGTTCCGTCCCAACTACGGCGCCTCGAACCACGCGAGCCCGCGCGCCATCGACGTCGACAGCGGCCACCTCGCCTCTGGGCCGCTGGAGAGCCAGGTGCGGGACGCCAGCGCGATACTCGGCACGATGCTTGGCTGCGTCGGGCGAGTCCACCGCGAGCGTGTGGACAGCGGTGCGAGCCACACCGGGTGTGTCTTCATCGGGACCGACGGCGGGGGCCGCACGGAGAAGGGCGACGTCGTCCAGGTGAACCTCGGGCCCACCTCGCAGTGGAACACCGGGGGCAGCATGGAGGTCGCCGACCGACCCTGGTGGCAGACCCCTGCGGGGCGCGAGGCGCTGGCCGTCATCCACACCGACGGACCCTTGCGCTGGATGAGCCCGCGCGAGGCCGTCATCGCCGCCAGCAAGGGCGCCACGATCGGTCTCGTCGTCCGCTCGCAGCGGCGGGCGGGCGAGGCCCTGGAGTCGCTGTGCATGGCGGCCGAGGCCGAGGGCTTCACCGCCGAGCGGTGGCACCTGACCTGGGTGATGCGGTTCCGCTTCAACAACGCGGGGGCGATCCGGGTGTTCACCGACGTCGAGAGCACGCGCGGCTACTCGATCCACGGGGTGACGACCGGATGAGGCGCGACCCGTGGTGGAAGACGCTCGTCTTCGTCTTCGTGGCCCTGGCCTCGCTCGCCGGGGTGTTCGTGCTCGCGATCATCGCCGCGGGCTTCATCTTCGCCGCGATCGTCGGCGTCTTCAACGGAGGGGTGCACTGATGGGCAGGCCGTCCCTGGGCAACCAGGCCAAGAGCAAGAGCATCACCGTGCGCCTCACCGAGGCGGAGGAGCAGGCGCTCGCGCAGTGGGGCGGCACGGCGCGCAAGGCGCTGCGTCGCCTGGTCGACAACCAGTTGTCCGCCATCGCCCACCCCGGCAGGGGCACCGACCTCCCGGTCGTGAAGCCCGCACCGGCCGCGGCCCAGGAGAACGCCATGCAGGACCCCGACCGCATCCCGACGCCGACCGGCTTCATCGTCCCGGCAGGCCCAGGGTCGACCGGCTCGGTCACCCACCGGCACCGCCGAGTGAGGGTCGTGGACGAGAAGTGGGAGATGGGAGCACCGGTCAAGGTCTGGGCCTGCGACTGCGGGGAGGTGCTGGCGTGAGGTACGCGCGCTACGGCAAGCCCAAGCCCCTGCCGTACTGGACGCACGTGTCCGACGAGCGCGGGGAGTACGACATCCGCGTCAGCCAGGAGGTCAGTCCGTTTCACCTCGAACTGACGAACGGCATCAGCATCCTGCCGTGCAACCACACGACCCGGTGCTGCTTGACCCACGCCCACCACCTGACCCCGCACAGAGGATGCATCCTCCGATGAACTCCTACGGCCACATCCAGCACACCCGACCCCTGCGACTGCTGGAGGAGCGGGACTCCCCGGTGCGCGAGCACGTGAAGCACGCCGTCGACCTGGCGCTGACGGCGGTGTACGAGAAGACCCGCGGCGTCGACGTCGACGCCCGGAGCCTGCGCGTCGTGGTGTCGTTCGACGACGCGGTCGGCGCCTACCAGGCCAGCGCTACCATCGAGGAAGCGCGGCACATCCCGATCGAGGAGCCCTGATGGTCTACCCCAACGGCCAGATCCCCACGCACGCCCTGTGCGAACTCAGCCGCCACCCGGGCGCGTACCTCACGTGCGAGGCGGCGAACTCCTGGGAGCGCGTCTGCGACGAGGTCGAGCGCCGGTTCGGCTGGCGCCCGGCGATCACCTCGATCGGCGACGCGTACCGGTCCCTGGAGCGCCAGGTCGCCGTCTTCCGTCAGCGGTACGTCTCCCGGTACGCGACCTACGGCAGGCCACCTCGGGTGGACCGCCGAGGCCCGTGGCTCGGGCTGTACTGGTGGCGCTTCACCGGCGCGGCAGCCGCGCTCCCCGGCCAGTCGAACCACGGCAAGGGCGTCGCGGCCGACGTCACCGGCCTCGGCGGGGTCAGGGGCGTTCGGTACGCCCAGTTCAAGATGGTCGCCGAGAAGCACGGCTGGTCCAACACCGAGGGCCTCTCCGTCGAGGAGGCGTGGCACTGGGTGTACTCCTCCAGCCGCGACATCGTCCTCATCAACAACCCGGGCGTCGGACACGGCAACGTGCCCACCGCCCCCGTCGTCACCCCGCCCGCCCCCATCATCCCGAAGGACTGGTTCGACATGGTCAGCAAGCAGGAGTTCATCGAGACCACCACCGCGATCATCGAGGGCGTGCTCTCCCGCGAGTTCGCCGCCCAGCCGACGAGCCCGCCCGCCGTCTACGCGCTCATGGAGGGCGGTCAGGCGCTCTGGCTCGACCTCGGCGCCTCGCGGCGCTGGATCTCCGACGAGCAGTACGACGCGATGGGCAACCCCCCGATCGTGCGCCTGAACCCGACGGACAACTTCTGGCGGCTGCCGATCCTCGGCCTCGTCGGCGAGGTCTTCCGCAAGGCGGGTGAGGACGCAGCCTACGTCTTCGACGGACGCGAGGTGCGGTGGATCACGGCGGACCAGCACGTCGCCCTCGGCGAGCCCGTCTACACCGACCTCGACCCGGCGCACGGCCTGTTCCACAGCAAGCACATCCTGCGCATCGACCCGCCGAAGCCGGAACCGGTCGGGTAGCCTGAAGCCCTCCGGCCATCACACGGAACGACAGGTCCGACGATGCCCCGCAGCGAGGGTGCTGCGGGGCATCGTCATGTTCACGTACTGAGGTCTAGGATGCGGTCATGAGCATCGTCCGCTTCCACGAGGCGCTGACCCCCCTGATGGAGCCCATCGGGTCCGTCAGCCAGCACCCGGAGAACCCGAACAACGGGGACATCGAGGCCATCGCTGCCTCGATGGAGGTCAACGGGGTCTTCACCCCCGTCATCGCGCAGCGCTCGACCGGGTACATCCTCGCGGGGAACCACCGGTACGCGGCGCTGCACTCCCTCGGCGCGCGCAACATCCCGGTCGTCTGGCTCGACGTTGACGAGAAGGAGGCACTGCGCATCCTGCTGGCCGACAACCGCATCGCACAGTTGGCGATGATCGACTCGGCCCAGTTGCGCGACCTGCTGGAGCGCGTGTCCGACGAGGACCTGGGCCTGCTGGGCACCGGGTACGACGACCAGTTCCTGAACCACCTCATCAACGTGCAGGACTACCAGCCCGAGCCGGAGCCTGAGCCGGACGAGGTGAAGCAGCGCGGTCAGGAGATCAAGTGCCCCTCGTGCGGGCACACCTTCGGAGGCGGACGATGAGCGAGACCACGTGGGACGGCCCTGTCGGCGAGGTGCCCCCGGCGCCCCTGGGCAAGATGACCGTCGCCCCCGAGTTCATCGCGGGCGTCGCCGTCTGGGAGGGCATGGACTGATGGCGGAGATCGACCCCCGCGGGCTGACGCGCGGCACGCCTCCCCCGTCCCTGGAGGACATCGAGAAGGGCGAGATCAACAGGGACCTCACCCGAGTCAGCCGCAACCCCGGCGCCCGGGACAACGACGACAACCCCACGCGCGCCTCCGCGGCCGTCGCGCTGAAGTTGGCCGGGGCGTCGTTCGAGGCCATCGCCAAGGAGTTGCAGTACGCGGACGCCTACCGGGCCCGTGTCGCTGTGGAGCGCGCGCTCGCGGAGAGCGTCCCGCTGGAGGACGTCGACCAGTTGCGCGGGCTGATGGGCCGCCGCCTGGAGCGTCTCCTCCAGTCGACGTGGCGCCGGGCGATCAACGACCGGGACCCGGACCACCTCCAGTACGTGCGCACGTCCCTGGCGATCATCGACCGGCACGCACGCCTGCGCGGCCTCGACTCCCCGCAGCAGGTGCAGATCACCACGCCGCAGAACCACGAGGTCCAGCGCTGGATCGAGCAGATGGCTGCGAAGGTCGTGGAGCAGACCGCCGAGGAGGCGGACATCATCGACGCCGAGATCGTCGAGGCGGACCCCGACCGTGGCTAACCCGAGGGGCAACCTCGCCGGGATCTCCGACCGCGAGATCCCGGGCTGGCGCGAGCGCGTCATCGCGAACGTCCGCCACGTCCAGGCGGAGAAGTCCGCGGTGCGCACGCAGGGCAGGCGCAAGGCGCAGATCCAGGTCTTCTTCGACCCGGAGTTCCTCTCCGCCCTGCACATCGTCGCGAAGGGCCGCGGCATGTCCATCGGCGCGTACGCCCGCCGCGCGCTCGCGAAGCAGATCGCGAAGGACATGGGTGTGGACTGGACGCTGCTCCTGAAGCACTGCGCCCGCGTCACGCCGTACGGGTCCCGCCCTCCCGGTCGGGCGCCGAACGGGGAGAAGACGGCAGACGACGGCCTCGGCTACGGGGACTGGCGCGACTGATTCAGCAGTGCTGAACCTGCACTACCTGTGTCACCCTGGATGCATGAAGGCGCGCTGGCCGACCACGTGCGTCCGCTGCCGGGGTGAGATCACGGTGGGGGCGCAGATGGCCCGTCCCTACGGAAAGCCGCCCTGGCACATGTCGTGCTGGCTGAAGTACCGGGCCGAGCGCAAGGCCGCGAGTACGATCCGAGGATGACCATCCCGCAGGACTTCGACCCTGGCGTCATCTACACCTGGGACGAGAAGTCGCAGAGGCGCGCAGCCGAAGCCCTCCAGCGCCGTGTCGAGAAGAAGATCCTCGCCTGGTACTGCACCCGCGGGCGCATCTGCGACGGCCAGCCGCACGAGGGGTACGAGTACGCGCACGCGCGCTCGGACCAGTGGCCGCCTCCCGGGTTCGACTGGTTCGTCTGGCTCATCATCTCCGGGCGCGGGGCAGGCAAGACGCGCACCGGCGCCGAGTGGCTGCGGAAGATGTCGAAGCACGTCGGCCGCATGGCGATGATCGGCCGACGCGGACCTGACGTCCGAGGCACGATGGTCGAGGGCCCCTCGGGGCTGATCTACGCCTGCGAGCGCGCGGCGGTCGACTACACGTGGGAGCCGTCGAAGAAGGAGTTCACCTTCGGCAACGGCGCCAAGGCGTTCGGCTACTCCGCCGAGGAGCCCGACTCGCTGCGCGGCCCGCAGCACGGTGTCGCCTGGCTCGACGAGCCCGCGCACATGCCGCTCATCACCGAGGTCTGGGACATGCTCCTCATGGGCCTGCGTCTCGACGGCGTGCCGGGCGGCGCGAAGGTCCTGTGCACGTCGACTCCCCTGCCGCTGAAGTGGCTGAAGGAGTTGATGAAGGAGGAGGACACGATCACGGTTCGCGTGTCCACCTACGCGAACCTGAACAACCTCGACCCGCAGTTCCGCAAGAACGTGCTGAAGAAGTACGAGGGCACCCGGCTCGGGCGCCAGGAGTTGCACGGCGAGATCATCGAGGACGTCGAGGGTGCGCTCTGGCAGTCGCAGATGATCGAGGACGAGCGCGTGGACGAGATGCCCGACCAGGACATCACCCCGTTCGACCGCGTCATCGTCGCTGTCGACCCGGCGGGTACGTCGACCCGGCGCTCGGACGAGACCGGCATCATCGTGCTGGGCCGCCTCGCCGGGCACATCTACGTGCTGGAGGACGCGTCCGGGAAGTACAGCCCGGCCGCCTGGGCGAACAAGGTCGTCGCCGTCTTCGACAAGTGGCAGGCCGACCGGGTCATCGCGGAGAAGAACTACGGCGGCGAGATGGTGGAGAGCACGCTGCGCAACGTCGCGGCACACCTGCCGCTGACGATGGTCCAGTCGCGCCGCGGCAAGGCGCTGCGTGCGGAGCCGACCGTCGCGCTGTACGAGCAGCGCAAGGTGCACCACGTCGGTCTGCACGAGGCGCTGGAAGCGCAGATGACCGAGTGGGTGCCGGGCGACTCGGATTCCCCCGACCGCGTCGACGCGCTCGTGCACGGCCTCACGGAACTCGGCGGCCTGAGCGCTCCTGCGGAGATCGTCACGCCCACGCAGAGGGGCTCCCTGTCGACGGACCCGCTGATGCACGCGCGCTTCCGTACCCGTACGTCCTCGTACGGGATAGCATCACCTGCATGACGACCCTCCAGATCCTCGCGGCGGTGGTGGTCGGAGTCGTCTCCGTCGCCCGACTGACGCGCCTGCTCACGCAGGACACCTACCCGCCAGCGGCCTGGGTGAGGGCGAAGTGGTCGGCGCTGACCAACGACGGCCCCTGGTCGGACCTGGTCACGTGCCCGTACTGCGCGGCCCCGTACATCACGGCGGCCGTCCTGGCGTGGGGCCTGCTGAGCGACTTCCACGTCTCGTGGTGGATCGTCAACGGGTGGCTCGCCGCCTCGTACGCCGCTGCGATGGTCGTCGTCCGCGACGGAGAGTAGGTAGAGGATGGCCCGCACCACCCCGCGCGCCCCGGAGACCCGGGAGCCGGAGACGATCCTCGCGTCTGCCGTCAGGCTGGACGCGGCGGCCGACTCCGGCAAGGCCGTCGTCTCCCAGGGCGGGCACGCCTGGCAGGACCGGGCCTGGCACTACTACGACACGATCGGCGAGTTCCGCTTCGCTGCGAACTGGGTGGGCAACCTCCTCTCGCGCGCGGTCCTGTACGTCACGAAGGACGACGGTGAAGGGCCCAAGCGCGTCGAGGACCCCGACGACCCGGGGGTGCAGGCGCTCGACGAGTTGTTCGGGTCGGCCGAGGGCAAGGCCCAGATGCTGAACCAGTGCGGCGTGCACTACACGGTCGCCGGAGAGGCCCGCATCCTGGGGTACCAGGACGGCGGCGAGCAGGAGTGGGCAGTCGTCTCCCCGCAGGAGATCAGCCGCCGCGACGGCAACTGGTACTGGGCTGGGGAGCAGGACCCGCTGGAGTCCGCCAGCGTCATCCGCGCATGGCGCCCTCACCCCCGCCGCCGCGGTCAGGCCGACTCTCCCGCGCGCTCGGCGCTGCCGATCCTCGCCGAGATCGAGCGCTCGACGCAGCACATCTCCGCGCAGATCGACTCGCGCCTCGCGGGCGCAGGCATCCTGTGGATTCCGAACCAGATCGCCCTCGCCACGGCCACGGTGAAGCACGGCGAGACCTCCACGCCCACCTCGACCGCCCAGGCGTTCGTCGACAACCTCATGGAGGTGATGAGCACCGCCCTGTCGGACCGATCGGACCCCTCTGCGATGGTCCCGATCGTCGTCACGGCCGACGGCGACGTCATCGACAAGATCGCGCACACCAAGTTCTGGTCCGCGCTGGACGAGCAGTCGCTGAAGATGCGCCAGGAGGCGCTGCGCCGGTTCGGCCTGAGCATGGACATGCCCCCCGAGGTGCTCTCCGGGGTCGGCGACTCGAACCACTGGGCCGCCTGGAGCATCGACGAGTCGTCGATCAAGTCGCACAGCGAGCCCCTGCTCGCCCTGCTGCGCGCGGACCTCGCGAAGGGGTGGCTGCGGCCCGCCCTCCAGGGCGTCCCGGGGGTCAAGCCGGAGGACATCCGCAAGTACGCCATCGGTGCGGACACCTCCGAGATGCGCCTGCGCCCGAACCGGAGCAAGGAGGCGCTGGAGTTGTACATGATGGGCGAGTTGAGCGCCGCTGCGCTGCTCCAGGAGACCGGCTTCGACAAGGACTCGGCCCCGAAGGACGAGGAGTTCAAGCGCTGGCTGCTCCGGAAGGCCGCGAGCGGCTCCACGACGCCGGAGATCGTCGTGGAGGCGATGCGGATGCTCGGCCTGGACATGCCCCGGCCGGTCATCGAGGCTCCGACGACGGAGGCGCGGCCGGACCCGAGCCTGGAGGAGCACCCCGAGGTCGGAATCCCGGACGAGGTGGACGCCTCGACGGTCATCGCGGTCGAGCAGATGGTGTTCCGGGCGCTGGAGCGCGCGGGAAACCGCTTGCGGAGCGCGACCGGCACGCGGCCACCCGGTGTCGCCGCGCCGGAGGCGTACCTGTACGCCCAGTGCGACGCCAAGATGACCGACTTCGTGCTGGAGGACGCCTGGAGCCAGGTCGGCCGGTTCGCCGAGCGCCTCGGGTTCAACTCCGAGACCCTCACGCAGTCGCTGGACTCGTACTGCCGCACCCTGATCTCCGGTCAGAAGCCTCACGACCCTGATCTGCTGGAGAAGTACCTCCGGCTGGCCCGGGGCGCGGCATGAAGACGCTCTCGCTGACCGCTGAGGCGTTCGCGGCCGACCGCCGGGGCATCATGGCACGTGGAGACGAGCGCCTGCGCCCCGCGGTGGAGTCCGCGCTCGGCGAGTGGGGTCTGGAGGGCTGGTTCGAGCCTCTCGTGGACGCCGCTCTGGCCTGGTTCGACGTCGTCGCGGCCGAGGAGCACTCCGACCCGTCTCCCGTCGTCGACGACGCGCGCGAGGTGTACGCGAAGGCACTGCGGGAGCGCCTCGACTTGACCTCGGAGCCGACGGAGGGGCAGGAGGAGGCGCAGATCGTCGCCCTGACCGAGTGGCTGTCCACCTCGGCGCTCAACGCGGCCACCGTCGCCGCCGCGGGCGCGGACGAGGAGGACCTGACGCTCACCTGGGTGACGATGAACGACCGGAACGTGCGCGCGAGCCACCGGCACGTGGATGGTCAGACCGTCCCGGTCGGCGCTACTTTCGACATCGACGGGCACGACCTGCACTACCCGGGCGAGCCGGTCGGCCCGCCTGAAGTCTGGATCAACTGCCGCTGCGTCGTGCGACCGGGGCTTGGAGGAGACATGACCGCCACCACGAGGCGTCTCTCGCTGTCGAAGGCAGCCCGGGACGCGCTGATCGCCGCGGCCACCGAGGAGGAGGTGGAGGTGGAGGACGTCGAGGTCGACGAGGTCGACACCTTCGCCCCCGAGGCGTGGGACGACCTCGACTGGGAGGTGCCGTGGCACGGCGTCCTCGCGCCCGTCGGGGTGGAGTCGGGCGACCGCCGGAAGTTCGCCCCGGGCGCCATCACGTTCCGCGACCTGCCGGTCCCGCTGAAGTGGATGCCCGAGGACCAGATGGGGCACGACGGCTCGGTCGTCGTCGGCAACATCGAGCGCATCTGGGAGGAGGACGGGCTCATCAAGGGCGAGGGGACACTGCGTGCGAACTCCCCCGAGGGTGCCGACGTCATCGACCAGATCGCCAACCGCTTCCTGCGCGGGGTGTCGGTCGACCTCGACATGGCCGAGTCGGAGTTGCAGAACGACGACGGCTCCCCGGTCGACTTCGACGACCCTGACTTCGACATCAACGGGCCGATGCCGCTCCAGGTCGTCATCAAGGGGCGCGTCGCCTCGTCCACGCTGTGCGCCATCCCCGCGTTCCAGGAGGCGTACGTCGCCCTGGGCCTGTGGGCCGACGCGGTCGCCACGGAGGACCCCGAGGCTGTCGCCGCCTCGGCCGAGTGCAAGCCGTGCGAGGTGCTCGCCGCCATCGAGTCTGCGAGCGCGGAGCACGCGGCCGAGTTCGGCCAGTGGGCCGAGGGCTCGGGCTACACCGGTGGCGAGGCGCAGTTCACCGCGGCCGACGGCACCCGGTACGAGGTGCACGAGGACGGCGGCATCGAGGTCTTCGCGCCCGGCACGAAGGACGGCCCCGGCTGGGTGACCAACCCGAAGGAGACCCAGCGCCTGCGCACGTACTGGACCAAGGGCAAGGGCGCGGCGAAGATCCGCTGGGGCCAGCCGGGCGACTTCAACCGCTGCCGTCGGCAGTTGTCGAAGTACATCCCCAACCCGGAGTACCTCGCGGGCACGTGCTCGAACCTGCACAAGGTCGCCATCGGCGTGTGGCCCGGCCAGGAGGGCGGGGGCGGGAAGCACTCGCTGGCCGCGTCCGGCGTGGACCAGGCCCCCGCGTACTCGCTCGTCGCCTCGGTCAGCGCGCTGCCCGCGGAGTGGTTCGGCGACCCGCGACTGACGGGCCCGACGCCACTGACGGTCACGGACGAGGGGCAGGTGTACGGGCACATCGCCACGTGGGGCACCTGCCACATCGGGATGGCGGGCCAGTGCGTCACCCCGCCGCGCTCGCAGACCGGGTACGCCTACTTCATGCTTCACACCATCGCGACGACCGAGGGTGAGATCGCCGTCGGGCACCTGACGATGGACACCGGGCACGCCGACATGCGCTCCAAGGCGCACGTCGCCGCGGCGCACTACGACAACACCGGTGCGGTCGTCGCCGACGTCACGGTCGGCGAGGACGACTACGGCATCTGGTTCGCCGGGGCGATGCGCCCGGACGCGCCGCAGGAGAAGGTCCAGGCCTTCCGCTCCGGCGCGCTGTCGGGCGACTGGCGCCGGATCGGGCAGGGCATGGAGATGGTCGCCGCTCTGACGGTCAACGTGCCGGGCTTCCCGATCCCCCGCCTTGCCCTCGCCGCGTCGGGCGAGGAGCAGGTGTCGCTGGTCGCCTCCGGCATCGTCACCACCGAGCAGCCCGCGCCCGCGCAGGAGGATGACCGCATCGTCCTCGCGGTGAAGCGCGCACTCGCGGAGACGAAGGCTGCTGACGAGAGGCTGGCTCGGGTAGCCTCGGCCAAGAAGGTCGCGCGGGCGCAGAAGGCGCGCCTGCTGAAGGAGAGGATGCACTGATGGGCTGCAACTGCGGGTCGAAGACGAGGGCGCGGGTCACGTACCTGGCGACCTTCTCCGACGGGACCCAGAAGACGTACAACACCGAGACGGAGGCGAAGTTGGCCGTGCAGCGCAACGGCGGCTCCTACCGGCAGCAGGGGTAGAAGATGACGAGCGTGCGGATCGACATCCGGCAGATGTGGTCGAACGGCCAGTACCTCAGTGTCAAGCGGGGCATGGTGTGGAGCCCGACGAGCATCATCGTCGACACCTCCTCCCTCATCATCCCCGAGCCGTTCCCGGTCATCACCCCGTACGCGCCCATCGTCATCGAGGTGCCGCACTCGGACTTCCCGCGCTGGGTCTGGCGGGTGGTGTTCTGGGTCGACACGGTCCGGCACGTGAAGTACGTCATCGTGCCGGAGACGAACGAGGTCATCGACTACGAGGACCTCCAGGAGGTAGACGCGTCCAGCCTGGTGGAGCCCAACGGGCCGAACCAGGCGTGGTACATCGCGCTGACCGAGGTCGAGGAGCGGCTCGGGGCGGACATCGCGCAGGCGGTCCAGGACTTCATGGACCAGAACCCGAACGTGCAGACGAAGCCGGGCTTCTTCACCGGAGTCGGTGCACCGACCACCATCGTGGGGTCCTCGCCCGGGGACACCTATCTCGACCTCGACTCGTACAACCTCTACCGTCTGGGAGCCTGACATGCCTTGGTCCGTCGCAGGAAACATCCGTGGCCCCCAGGGGGTCCAGGGGAACCCGGGCACCAACGGTGTGTCCGTCGCGTCCGCCGCGAAGGACGGGAGCGGGAACCTCATCCTGACCCTGTCCAACGGCTCGACGATCAACGCGGGGAACGTCGTCGGCCCCCGCGGTGCGGACGGCACGTCGGTCACCATCGTCGGCTCGGTGGCAACCGCCGCGTCGCTGCCCACGGGCCTGACGGTCCAGGACGCCGGTGACGGCTACATCACGAACAACGACGGCCACCTGCACGTGTGGTCCGGCACGGCGTTCACGGACGTCGGCGTGGTCCGCGGGCCGCAGGGCGTGAAGGGCGACACCGGCAACACCGGCGTGCGCGGGTCGAACTGGTACATCGGCGCGGGAGTGCCGAACGGCACCAACACGGTCGGGTCGATCCCGGGCGACAAGTACCTCGACATCAACAGCGGCGACGTCTACAACCTCTCGTAGAGGTGCCCGCCCTCCCTCCCCCATCTGACCCGAGGACGCGCTGATGCCCTGGACCAAGACCGGAACGCTGCGGAGCCCCGGCACGCAGCGCACCCTCCTCACCGAGGGGATCGTCGTCGACGGGTCGGTCGACCAGGCCGACGCGCTGGAGGCGACGTTCGCCACCCTGGTGGCGGCAAAGCAGCCGCTGTGGATCTCGCCGAACCCGACGGGCGGACGGACGGTCATCGGCCTGTCGCGACCCATCACGATCCCGTCGCACATGCAGATCCTCGGCGACCGAGCGGCCATCTGGCACTACGACTCGGGCTCGCCGATCGCGTTCGAGGCGCTGCCGGACTTCGTCGGCTCGTCGCTGTTCATCATCCCGGACGGGGCGGTGGGCATCACGCTGCGCGGGTTCGGCATCCACGGCCGCGACGTCGGCACCGGGGTGCACGGCATCTCGGCGACCGGCTCGGTCGTGAACGTGGAGATCGACCGTGTCACGATCCGCGACACCTCGGGCCGTGGGCTGAGCATCGTTCCCTCGGGCACCGCGCACGCGAAGGGCTGGCGGATCAACCGCCTGATGCTGGAGTCGACGACCGGCATCGGCGGGTACATCGACGGACTCACCGACTCCGACATCATCTTTTCCCACGCGCACTCGAACGAGATCGGCTCGTGGTACTTCGCGGGCATCGGCGACTCGCGCTTCGTCGGCCTGCGCTCCACCTGGTCGAAGGGGTACGGCTTCCGCTTCGGCGACAGCGCGCTCGCCAGCCGCCCCTGGGGTGCCGGGGTGCAGTTCGACGACATCGGCACGGACCGCTCCGAGGGCCCGGGCCTCTGGCACAACGCGCACAACCTGAACCCGATCACCATCGGCACGGCGACGTTCGGCCGCGACCACCGCAACGCCGGGGTCGTGGCGCCGGAGGGGGCCGCCATCGTCGTGGACGGCTCGATCCAGACGGCCACCGCAACCGGGAAGGCTGGGCCGCTCGTCTTCGGCACCCTGACCACCACGGTCGGGTACGACGACACCGGCCAGGCGGACGCCGTGTCGACGCCGTCGTACGCGCTGAGCGTGAAGGAGGCCAAGCCGGTCAGCATCAACGGCGGCTACCTCTGGGGCCGCACGGGGCAGGTGCTGTCGGGGACCGGGGTGGACGAGGTGCGCCTGGCGCCCGCGGTCCAGCGGGCGACCGGCACGCGCACCTCTCCGGTGCACCACGGTGGAGTCGGGGTCCAGGAGCGCCTGCGCACGACGTCGACGTCGACGCAGGGCATCAACACCGCGGGCGACAGGACGTTCACCGTCGCGGCGGGGCTGGACTGGGCGCCCGGGATGACCGTCCGCGCCGCATCCACCGCGGGCCCGTCGGTCAACTACATCGAGGGCCCCGTGAAGTCGTACGTCGGCACCACGCTGGTGATCGACGGCACGCTGGCGAGTCGTGTCGGGTCGGGGTCCCTGTCGTCGTGGATCATCGACCGGCCGGTCGTCGACCCGATCTTCTCGGGCACGCCGGTGGGCCTGACGAAGCAGCACATCGGGCTCGGCAACGTCAGCGACATCTCTCCCGCGACCCTCGCGCTCCAGTACGGGATCTACCCGCGGATCAAGGCGACCGCCCTGAACACGTGGCCCGCGACCCTGATCGTCCCGGCGGGGTACAACGGCCCGGTGACGTTCGACTCGACCGACTTCCCGGGCACAACCACGGGCCCTGACGCCCTGGCGCGGGTCGGCGACTTCTGGGAGTCGCTGGAGGTGGACGAGCCGTGAGCCCCGTCTGGGCCCGCCGCTGGGACGGCGGCGAGTGGCGGGGCCGCGGCGGGACCGTCGGACCGGTGACGCGCAGCCACCTGCCCGCGCTGTACGGCACGTACGTCCCCGGCCTGACCCCGAACACCGTCGGGCTGATGTCCGAGCCCACCGAGCAGACTGCGATCACGAACGCCACGGCGACGATCCCGTCCTCGACGACGCTGATCGAGAACACGCGCTTCCGGTCGAACATCTCCTTCCAGCAGTCGACCACGCCGATCGTCCTGCGGAACTGCCACATCGTCGGCAACAACCCGCAGGACGTCTACGCCAGTCGCCAGACCGCAGACCCGGACATCCCGGGGTACGGCCTGGTGAACTTCAGCGCGCGCCGGGTGATCCTGGAGGACTGCACGGTCGACCACGGCTGGTGGAACGACGTCGGCCTGAGCAACCGGATCTCGTACAACGGCTCCTTCGGGATCTGGGGCGGCAACGTCGAACTCATCCGGACCGAGATCCGGCGCTTCACCGACTCGATCAACTTCGCCGGTCGGCCGAACGGTGCGAACGCACAGACGAAGGTCATCGCCTCGCGGCTGTACAACAACTACTTCGCCACCTCGACCCAGATCGGTGGCATCACGCACTCGGACAACTTCCAGGTCAACACCGGCCACAGCATCGAGATCGCCTACTCCTACCTGGGTGGCGACTACACGCACGAGACAGGGACGACCGCCACGGCCCTCGGGTTCGTCACGCCGGGCGCGAACAACGCGGTCATCCTGCTCCAGCAGGAGCCGGACAGTGGACCGACCGAGCGCGCTGACCCGAACTGGTACGTGCGCGACATCAACATCCACGACAACTGGCTGCACGGCTCGGCCGCGACGGTGAACCTCAACTGCGTCATCCCGGGCCACTTCCTGTTCAACCCCCTGGAGGGGACGGCGACGTCCGGCGTGCGCATCATCGGCAACCGGTTCGCGGTGCGCGGCGGGGCGAACGAGTCGGGCTTCCAGATCGTGAAGACGACCTCCATCGCCTCCTACCTGGCGGACAACGTCGGCTGGGTGCCGGGTGGGAACGTGTACGGGAACGGCGTGCTGCTCACCGCGGCGAACGGTGGCATCGTGACCGAGGCCGACGAGGTGCCGACGAACTGATGAGGAGCGCACGATGACCGAGTTCAAGACCCCCCTGGAGGGGGGCAACGGCGTCGCCGTCGGCCAGTCGAACCACGGCGGCACGGCGTTCTCGTCGGCACCCACCGGCACGCCGGTCTTCACGACGGACTTCAAGGCGCACGGCACGTCGGCGGTGCAGGCGTCGTCCTCGTCGACGATGTCGTGGAACACCGTCAACCAGAACGGCCCGCTGCTGATGCGCGGGTGCATGTACATCAACCCCCCGGCGTCCGGCCAGACGCTCACCATCACCGGCGACACCACGGTGGCGCAGTCCTGGTGGGCGTCGGGTACGCGCGCGGGCCAGTTGATCGTCAACAGCCTCCAGCGCTTCCGTCTCCAGACGTACGGCAGCGGCGGGGTGCAGACGCGGTGGAGCGGGACGATCACCTTGCCGCACTCGACGTGGCTGCGGTACCAGTTCTGGACCGACCCGGGCCAGTCCGTCACCACGGGCGCGGTGCGCATGGCGTGGTGGAGTGCGATGGACTCCACGGGGAACCCGACCGAGGACTCGCTGGGCGCAGCGAACACCGCGGGGATCGACACCGCGGGGACGAGCGGCATCCTGACGCAGGGCCGGTTCACGATCGGCTCGACGTTCAAGGTCGACGACCTCGCCATGCGCGACGCGCCGGACTCGGCATGGGTGGCGTGGCCCGCGGTGACCCCGGAACCTTCCGGTACCGCGACGACGTCCGACACGTTCGCGGCCGACTTCCGCTCCTTCGTGCCGGGCACGGCCGGGAACGCGCTGACGTTCAACATCGCGTGGGTCTCCGGGCCGAACAACGTCGCGCAGGTGACCGAGCCCGTCGAGGGCCTGTTCCTGATCCCGAAGGGCGCGTCCCCGTCGGTCTACACGGTCAACGTGGTGGAGGCGGGCCAGTCCTACCCGAAGACGGTGAACGTCCCCGCGCTCGCCCCCGTGGCACCCGTGGCCGACTCGATCCTCCGTCGGAAGATGACGGCTTCCGGCTGGATGTAGCAGCGCGTTCGGTTGTGCCCACTCGCCCCCGTGTGGTTCGATGCACCCAGAGGCAAGAGCACGACCCCGGCCGTAGGCCAACGTGCAGTGGCGCATCACCCACCTGTTCGTTCCCTACGCACCCCCTGGAGGGGCTTCCGTGTTCAAGATCCCCAAGAACGTCGCCGACCTCAGCATCGAGGACCTGAAGAAGGCTCTCGCCGACGCCCGTGCCGAGTCGCTCGGGTACGCCGAGATCGCCGACGAGGACTTCACCGACAAGGACCTGGAGGCCCTGGAGGCGCTCGCCGCCTTCATCTCCGAGGCCGAGGCGCAGGAGACCGCTCTCGCCGCCGCCGGCACCGAGCGCAAGGACCGGATCGCCGCGGCCCGCGCCGCCGTCGCCGCGCCTGCCGAGGAGGAGGCTCCCGCCGAGGAGCCCACCGCCGAGGTCGAGGAGGTCGAGGAGGAGGTCGTCGACGAGAAGGAGGCGGTCGCCGCCTCTGCCCGTCCCGCCCCCACCCGCTCCGCGCTCCAGCGTGCTGCCGCCGCGCAGCCGCCGGTCGAGGCCGAGCCGGAGCGCACCCCGGCGACGATCGTCGCGTCGGCGGACGTCCCCGGTGTCGCTCTCGGTCAGGCGCTGTCGATGGAGGACCTCGCGAAGGCGGCCATCCGCCGCTTCGAGCGGATGCCGAAGGGTCTCGTCGGCCCGCGCCGCCGGGACGCGTACGGCCTCGCCGACATCATGAAGACCCGCACCGACGGGCTCACCGACTCGAACCGCGAGTACAAGACCACGCAGGACCTCATCGAGGCGGCGGGCTCCGAGTCGCGGCTGACGGGCAACTCGCTCGTCGCGGCCGGTGGCTGGTGCGCGCCGAACGAGACGCTGTACGACCTCGTCACGGAGGAGTCCACGGACGGCCTCTGGGACGTGCCCGAGGTCGGCGTCACGCGCGGCGGCATCTCGTTCACGAAGGGTCCGGACTTCTCGGACTTCTACGAGGACTACGCCGGGTGGTGGTACACCGAGGCCCAGGTCATCGCGGACACCGAGAAGCCCTGCTTCGAGGTCGAGTGCCCCCCGTTCCAGGACGTCACGCTCGACGCCGTCGGCGTCTGCATCTCGGCGGGCATCCTCACGAACGCGGCGTACCCGGAACTGGTCCGCCGGTACATCGAGGGCACGCTGATCGCCCACCAGCACCGCGTCTCGGGCACGCTCCTGACGCGGGCGGCCACGATCGCGGGCGCCGCGGTGTCGGTCGTCAACGCGTTCGCGAACGCGCCGTCGATCCTGACGGCGCTGGAACTGGTCGCGCTCGGCGAGAAGCAGCGCAAGCGCCTCCCGATGAACACGACGATGGAGGTCGTGCTCCCGTTCTGGGCGAAGGCGGCCATCCGTGCCGACCTCGCCAACCGCACGGGCGTCGACATGCTGGCGGTCACCGACCAGCAGATCGACTCCTACTTCGGGGTGCGCCAGTTGCGCGTCCAGTACGTCTACAACTGGAACCCGCTCGTCGGGTCGAGCGCGGGCGTCGGCCCGGTGCTCGACTTCCCGGCCACGGTCAACGCGCTCGTCTACCCGGCGGGGACCTTCGTGAAGTTGACGAAGGACCTCATCACGCTGAACGCGATCTACGACTCCACCAACATCAAGACGAACACGTACACCGCGCTGTTCGCCGAGGAGGGTGTCGCGCTCGCGAACCGTCGTGGCACGGCCCGCCACCTCACGATCCCGCTGAACGTCACGGGTCGCACGGGTGCCGCGGACATCAACGACGACTGGGGCACGGCCCAGGCCTGAGTCGTAGCGGCGGGTGAGGAAGGCCCCTCACCCGCCGCTCCCTCTCGCCTCGGAAGGAGGTAGGCCACAGTGGCATCTCGTCTCACGATCGAGGCTCCCGACACCGCACCTGCGGAGGGGGGTCTCCTCAGCGTCGTCACCCCGGTGGACATGCAGGACCCGCACTTCGGGCAGGGTGTGGACTACGTCACCGACGCCTGCGGTGTGGCGCACCTCGCGCCGGGCCTGTGCTACGGGGCGATCGAGTTCGCGCCGGGCGCCGAGAAGGAGTTCGACTCGCCGAACACGGTGGGCGGCGACCCGTTCGCCGTGTACCGCGGCATCGAGTGCGACCTGTTCCAGTGGGAGTCGTACGAGCAGCGCGCGAAGGACTCGCTCGCGCTCAGCGAGACCCGCGGCGTGGAGGAGGGCTTCCGCATCTCGGTGCTGGAGGGCGACGGTCTCGCCGACCTGACGCCGACCCCTGGGACGGCGATCAAGCCGGTCGAGGCGTTCGGCATCCTGGAGGAGTACGCGGGCAACACCTACTCGGGCAAGCCGCTCATCCACGTCGGCCGCTACGGCGCGACCTACCTCGGCAAGTCCGGCGTCATCAAGGACCAGGAGGGCGACATGGTCACCTTCCAGCAGACGCCGGTCGTGAACGGCTCGGGCTACGGCCGGGGCACGGGCGTCCCGGCGACTGGGCGCTTCTGGGTGTGGATGACCGGTCAGGTCGGGCTCTGGCGCGGCCCGGTCATCTCCAACCGGGTCCCGGACCCGAGGTACAACACCGCCCGCGGCATCGCGGAGCGGATCTACGTGGCCGCGGCGGACTGCTTCGTCGTCGGCGTTCTCGTCACGACGGAGGGAATCTGATGGCGCACAACAACATCGACGAGGGTGAGGCCTTCGTCCAGGGCAAGACGCCGGAGAACGCCCGCGCGCTCCTCGCCGCGGCGAAGGAGCAGGGCATCGACGTCGCCCTGGTGCGCACGGCGAACGACGGCTACATCGTCCCGGAGGCGCTCGCCGACGTGGTGACGCCCGCCGCCGAGAAGCCCGAGCCCGAGAAGAAGACCACGCCCGCCCGTCAGCAGACGGCGAGCACCGCCAAGACGAGGGAGTAACACCTCATGCCCACCAAGGCGATCTCTCTCCTCCGCGGCCGGTCGCTGCGGGCGACGCGCCTGGACGCCTGTGGCCGCGTGGTCTACGGCGACTCCTCGGTGGTCACCACGAAGGGCTTCGTGTCCGTCGCGATGACCCCGTCGACGGACGCCGGTACGGAGATCAACGTCACGAACGCGGCAGGCGAGACCTGCGTCCGCGACGCCGCCAAGCCGAAGTTGCTCGGGTTCGGCGTCGAGGTCACGTTCTGCGAGGTCGACCCCGACCTGTACACGATGTTCACCGGCCAGGACCCGTACTTCGACGCGGACGGCAACGTCGTCGGCTGGACGGACGGGACCGACATCAGCCTCCAGGACTCCGGCGTCGCGCTGGAGGTCTGGGCGGGTGCGCCGGTGGACGTCTGCTCGGACACGGGGCAGGGCACCTTCGGGTACATCCTGCTCCCGTTCCTCCAGGGCGGCGTCTCCGGCGACGTGACCATCCAGAACGACGCGGTCACCTTCACGGTGACGGGCGCCTCGACCCGGGACGGCAACGCCTGGGGCACGGGCCCGTACAACGTCGTCCTCGACGGCACGGGGGACCCCTCCCCGCTGCTCGTCCCGCTCGGGAACCGGAAGCACCGGCTCCTCATCCAGACCGAGGTCGCCCCGCCGGAGCCCGCGGTGGGTGCACGCCCGCTGCTCGACCCGTCGGACCCGGCGATCACGAGCCTGACCGTCACGAAGACGAACCTCCAGGCGACGTTCGCCGCGGCGCCCACCGGGACCGACCCGTTCTGGGTCGACTTCGGGGACGGCACCTGGGACTACTCCACGGACGGCTCGTCGCTCGTGCACACGTACGACGCGCCGGGCACGTACACCGCGACGGGTTCCAGGGGTGGT